AAGCAGGCCCTCACCTTCGCCGGGGTCTCCGTGGGGATTTATGAGATCGCCACCGCCCTGAAGAGTTTTGCCCAAAACGCCGCCATGGTGGGAGCCCGCACCGAAACCCTGGAAATCGCCATGCAGCAGGTGGGCAAGACCTACGGGGTGTCGGCGCAGTCCCTGAAATTCTACGTCGACGAACTCAAACGTGCCGGAATCACTACTCAGGAGTCCATGACGGCCGTCACGAAGGCATTGACTACCGGAATACCTCTGAACCAGTTGAAGGACCTGGCTACTCGTGCCCGGGATATCGCGGTAGTGGCCGGAATCAATACCTCCGAAGCCCTGAATCGGATGATGCAGGGAATTATTTCCGGGGAGCAGGAAACCCTCCGCCGCCTGATGATCCAGGTGGGGCATACGGACGACATTTACAAGCGTTTTGCGGCCACCCTGGGCAAGACCAAAGAACAATTGAATGCGGTTGAAAAGACCCAGGCTATGCTCAATGAGGTCATGCGGCTGTCGGCTGGATTTGCCGGAATCGCGGCGGCGGCGGACGCCTCGGTGGGTAAGCAGCTTCAATCGATGGCTCGTTTTGCTGAGGAAGCCAGAATCGCTCTATGGGCCTTATTTGCTCCGGTGATGGGCACTGCGGTGCAGGAAATGACCCAGGGATGGATGGATTTAAAAAAATGGGCCGATGCAAACCAGAAGAGCTTAAAGTCATGGGGGGCTGCCATTGGTAGCTGGGTGACCACTATAGCCAATGCAGGCCGGGAGGTGGTTAATTTTATCGGCCAACATCAAGCATTAATCAAAGCTCTTTTGGAAATAGCAGTTCTATCGAAAATATCTGGATGGGTTATAGGGCTCGGCACGGCTTTAGCTGGAGTCATCCCTAAAATCCTCCAGGCTACCATAGCCGTGACTGGTCTAAAGCTGGCCTGTTCCGGTCCATGGTCAATTGTTATAACCGTGGCCCTGGGCGGGGTGCTCTATGGGATTAACAAAATTCGCGAACTACATAACGAATTGGATGCTCTCCAGAAGAACGCCGGCATCAGTGGTCGCGGTCCCCTGACAACCCCAGGGGAAACCTTCAAAGTTAAGACCACCTCCGGCATCAGTAGCCGCGGGGTTATTTCTCCTGAATTGCAGGCTAAATTACAAGAAGAAGAAAACATTGCCAATAAGGCTAGGCAGGAGGCCGCAGCCGCCAATGCAAAAGCTCAGGCTGATGCTCCTAAATCGCCCGGCAAAGGCGGAGGCGGAGGCGGAAAGGGCGGCAAGGAAACCACCGACAACCTCCTGGCACCCACACAGGCTTTATACAAGGCGCAAAGAGACGCTGCCCTGCAACATTATCAAAACCAGTTTGATTTACTCAAAGCCAGCAATGAGAAAGAAAAAGCGGAATTAGAAAGGAAGCTGGCCGAGGGATTGATTGACGGGCAAACCTATTATCAGTCTCTCCAGGATTTACAGCAACAGGAAACCACTGCTGCCCTGGCCATGATTGAGGAGAAAAAACAAGCTCAGACCAAGGCATACCAAGAATCGCTGGCGCAGTTAAACCAAGATGAGAAATTAAGCGACGCTGCCAAGGACATTGCCCGCCAAAAACTGGAAATCGAAAATAAAAAGACCTTAGCTAAATTAGACACGGAGGCCAAACAGGTAGAACTTGAGGGTGCGAAAAAAATTACTGAAGAACTCAAGCGCCAAGTAGAAGTCAGGACACAGTATCAACAAGCAACCGAAGACCTTAATCTTGAAACTGCCCAATTAATGGGGTCCATTTCAGACCAGGAAGCCAAACTTCAAAAACTCGTCATCGACTGGCAGCGAGCCAAAGAATCGGCCTTGAAGGCGGGTGGACTCACCCCGGGATACTCTGCTGCCCTGGATAAAAATCTCAAGGCCAAAAAAGACGACGCCAAGTACGGCGAAACGATGAAAAGTATCGGCAGCGATTTTACAACTGGGATTAAGGGGATCATTGAGGACATTAGGAACGGCACCCTTGATATTACAAAATCGCTCTCCAATATGATTAACAACATCACGATGTCGGCGTTAAAGCCAAGTTTTGATGCATTGGGAAAGGCCCTGGCCAGCGGGATCAAGTACTTGGTTGACAGCGCTAGTTCGGCTATGGGTTTGGGCGGCAGCGGAGGGGGCGGTTTTTTCAGTAGTCTTTTCGGCGGGGCCGATGCCCACAACTGGAAATCGCTCAACTCCGCCTCCACTGGCGGCGTCTTTCACCGCGGGGTTGTGCAAGCCTTTGCTGGAGGCGGCATTTTTACCCGGCCCACACTCTTCCCTATGGCGAATGGCATGGGCTTGGCCGGGGAGGCGGGGGAAGAGGGGGTGCTTCCCTTATCCCGAATTGGCGGCGACCTTGGGGTCAAGGCCCTGTTTCCATCCTCAGGGAATGTCACAGTAATTAACAACCTTGGCAAAGAGGCTGACGCCCAAGCCAAACAAACCGACGATGGACTGGAAATTGTTTTGGATAAGATGATGGCCAATACCATCGCCCGAGGCGGATTGACCCGGAAAGCAATTCTTAAAGCTACCGGGGGAACCGATAGGCCGACGAGGAGGTAACCCGTGGCGACCTGGCCTGCTACCCTACCACAAGAGCCCATACCGGATTCGCTGAAAGAAACCCCGCCGAATCTATTAATCCGGACAGAAATGGACGCCGGGCCAGCCAAGGTTCGGAAACGGTTCTCTGCTGGGGTGCGGCTTTTTGAGGCGGAGTATATGTTTACCCAAACAGAAATGGCCATCTGGGAAGTTTTCTACGAAAACCAAATTGGCAATGGGGCATTATCATTCACCTTTCCTCACCCGCGCAAGTGGGGTACTACTATCACGGCAAGATTGCGGGATGTGCCCCAATATAAACATCTAGGCGTGGGGGTGTTCCGCTTGACCCTGAATCTGGAGCAATTACCATGAGCCGGGACGTTTCGCTAGATTTTATTGCTGCGGTGAACGCTCAGGAAACCGCCGAAGGGTTTTACGTCCTGATCACCATCGACCACGCCGAATTGGCCGACCCCATTCGCCTCAATAACTCAGGGGCTAACCTCATCAGCCGTGGCGAAACGTACTTGGCTTGCCCCATCCAGGTAGCCCTATCTGAGGATTCAGATGAGCGCCCGCCCCAGGCAAAGCTAATCCTGGACAACATCGACCGTACGATCGTGGCGGTGCTTCGGACCATTACCACGCCCTGCACGGTCACCCTGGAGGTCGTCAAGGATTCCGATCCAGACACGGTGGAGGCGGAGTTGAGCGATTTCCAGTTGCGGGAAGTGACCTATACCAGCTTGACCGTGGAGGGTACCTTGAGCCTGGAGGGGTTGTTTTCCGAGCCCGCGGTGTCCTACACCTTCACCCCTACCCATTTTCCGGGGTTGTTCTGATGCAAAGGTTTGCCGCCAGGATGTTGGGAACGGAGTTTCAGGACGGGGGCCGGTCCCCCGCCGGCCTGGATTGCTGGGGCCTGGTGCTTTTGGCCTATCAGGAGGTCTTCGGGGTAGCGGTCCCCGACCCGGAGGTCTCGGCCATGGACTCCCGAACCGCTGCGGCCCATTTCCTGGCTCAAAGCCAACTATGGCAGGAAGTCCCCCGGGGCCGGGAACGCCTGGGTGATGTAGTTTTGTTCCGGATAGGCCGGTGGGTGGCCCATGCCGGGTTGGTGCTGCAGCCGGGGTTGATGCTGCACACCCGGATTGATCTGCCTACCTGTGTTGAGCACTATGACGTCGGGATCTGGAAGTCCCGGTTGTCAGGAATATATCGCCATGCGGAACTTGCCGGAAATCATTGACGCGCCCCTGCACGTGGTAGCGTGTCCTCACCCGCTAAAGCAGGCCCGGGAGGAGTATTACCTGGCTCCCCGGGATTCCCTCGATGAAATCCTCCGGCAGATTCAACCAGATATTGACCTATATCGGGCGCACGTTTGGGTTAATAACGCCTATATTCCACCGGACCAATGGACCGGCACCTACCCGCCTCCGGGGGCGGAGATTTCCATTAACGTGGTCCCCCGGGGCGCCGTCGGCAAAATAATCGGCCAGGTATTCATCACCATCGCCGCCATTGTGGTGGGGCTTATCGTCACCGGCCTGACGGGGCAACCCTGGCTCGGGGCCTTGACCAGCTCCATCATTCTTGGTGCGGGAAACTATGGCCTAAGCGCCCTGTTTCCCACCCGGATGTACCAGGCTCCGGACACCCCGACTATTGCCGCATCTAACAATCTGGATTATGGCAAAAAATCCAATACCCTGAATATCTCCGGGGCCAGCAACAAGGAGAATAAATACGGCCCGGTCCCTAAATACTTTGGCCGCCACAAAACCGCACCTCCCTATGTCGCCCGGACCTATACGGAATCTGAGGGCAAAAATCAGTTTCTCCGGCTGTTGTTCTGCTGGGGGTTCGGGCCGGTGCAACTGGAAGGCCTTAAGATCGGTCAGACCGCGTTAGACAATTATGAAGACGTGGAAATTGAGCATCGCAACCTGACTCTGCTGCTCACCTCCCAAACCATCGCCATTGACGTAACGGCCCAAACGCTGACCCGAAGCACTGGCACCTGGATCACCGACGGGATCAAAGCCGGCGACACGGTTACCTTGACCGGCTGCACCACCTCGGCCAATGATACGGATTATCTGATTAGCGGCGTCACCGCCCTGGTACTGACCTACTCCACCAGCACGGCCACCACCACCGAGGCGGGGACTGGGGCGCAGACCGCCGCGATCACCTGGGGCGATGATCCAGTTACCCTATACCCCGTGACGATCCAGGAAGAACCCCTGGCCATCGAACTGCTCCAAAACAAAGAGAATTTTTACACCTCTGAGGCCGACGCCGACGAACTGTCGGTAGATATCACCTGCCCTTCCGGTCTGATTCGTTTTCAAACTAATGGCCAGACCAGTAAAAAGACTGTGAATTTTACGGTGCGCTACCGTAAGACCGGCACTTCCGGGGCCTGGCTTGAAACGGATGATATCGAGATATCCGGTAACACCAAAAGCGCAGTCATCGGCACGGTGCGGTGGGTTTTGCCGGAACGCGGTGAATATGATGTCCGGGTAGTCCGTCTCACCGGGCCCGACGATACCATGACCACCTCCATCAGCTACTGGACGGTGCTCCGGAGCATCACCAATGAAGACCCCATTCAGGATTTTCCGCACCCTCTGGCCAAAACCGCCATGCGAATCAAGGCCACCGGGCGGCTCAACGGCACGGTAGACGAATTTACCGGGATTGTCACCGGGATTTATCCGGATTGGGATACGGCGACCGGCGCCTGGATCACCCGGGCCACCCAGAACCCCGCCAGCGCCTATCGGGAGGCGGTCCAGGGGACCCAGAACCAGAAGCCCATGACCGACTCCCGCATCGATCTGGCCAAGCTCCAGTATTGGCATGAATACTGCGAAACCAACGGATGGAAATATAACAAGGTCATCGATTACGAAACCTCCATCAAGGACGTGCTGGGAGAAATCGCTTCCGCGGGCCGGGCCGCCTTCACCTGGATAGACTCGAAGCTCGGGGTAATTATCGATGAGCCTCAATCCTTTGTGGTGGGCCCGGTGTTTTCGCCGCGCAACATTGTCAAAGATTCCTTCCAATCCAGTATTGCTTACCTGGACCTGCCTCACGGCTGGCGGGTGAATTTCGTCAATGAGGAAAAAGATTACCAGCAGGATGAGCGCATTGTTCTGGACGATTACTACCAGTTGGGCGGGGAGGACGCCTGGGGGGATTCGCACCCGGAGTATCCCGAGGCCACGGTTTTTGAGCAACTGGAACTCCCCGGGGTCACCGATCCGGAACTGGTATTCAAACACGCCCGCTATCATATCGCCCAGGCCCGGCTCCGGCCGGAGACGGTAACCTTCAAGACCGACGTGGAATGGCTAGTAGCCACTCGGGGGGACCGGATCAAGTTTGCCCACGACGTGATGCTGGTGGGCCTGTCCTGGAGCCGGGTGAAGGAACTGGTTTATGATCTGGCGGGGTTTATCAGCGGCGTCATCGTGGATGAACCCATAAGCACCGAATCCCTGGGCACCGGCTATGTCATGCGGTTCCGGTTGGCCGACAATACCAGTCTCCTGGTGCCCCTGACCGTAACCGACACTGGCTACAACACCTTCGGTTCGGGGGGCACCTATGGGGATGGCGGCACTTATGGCGGGTGGGAATACGTTTATGAAGTCGCGTTTACCACACCTATTGACCCGGCGGACCCGCACCCGGAAGTGGGGGACCTCTATCTTTTCGGGGAAAGCGACTTAGAAGCCCTTGACCTGATTATCAAATCAATTCAGCCGGAGAGCGACCTGAGCGCCACTATCACTGCGGTGGGGTATGATGAGGCCCTGTATAGCGCCGACGTGGGGGTGATCCCGGCCCACGATTCCAAGATCACCGTGCCGGCGGAATGGTGGGTTCCCATTGTGGCCAACGTCCGTTCCGGCGGGTCGGTGCTCCTGCGGCAGCCGGATGGCTCCTGGCAATCCCGGATTTTGGTGACCTTATTCAGGCCTTCGGCTCTCCATGCCAACATTACCGGAGTGGAGTGCGAGTTCTGGGGAACCGACGGTAACGAACCCCCGGTGATCCTCCCGGTAGTCCCCCTGGATGCCGGGGAAGTATCCATTGTCCCGGTGGAGGACGGCCTAAGTTATCAATTCCGGTTGCGGTATGTCAAAAATGACCTGTCCCGGGGTGGCTGGTGTGCCACGGTGACCGAAGTGGTAGAGGGCAAAACCGCCCCGCCCGCCAATGTGACCGGATTTAACGTTTACCAGATAGGCAATGTAGTCACGGCCAAGTGGGTGGCCATCGCCGACCTGGACCTGGCCGGGTATGAAATCCGTTATGGCGCAGCGGACGTCCCATGGGCAGACGCCATCCAGGTGAACGGCGGGTTTAGCGGTACCACCTTCACCACCACGGAGGTCCCCCCGGGTACCTGGGATTTCCTCATCAAGGCTGTGGACACCACGGGCAATTTCAGCGCAGTGGAAGCCCGGAAATCCTTTACGGTTTACTCGTTTTATCAGATCCTCTCCGCCTTAACGTCCTGGCCCTTGTGGCCAGGGACCTTAACCAATTTCATCTGCAATCCCAGGACCGGCAACTTGAACCCGGATGATCAGGATATCCCTTCCGGGAACGATTTCGACGTCTTCGATAATTACGTGGTCAATCCCTATGCCGAGAGCAGCTATGAGGCCCCGGAGATTGACTTGGGGGCCGACGAAGCGGTTCGGGCCTGGGCCCGGATGAACGCTAATCTGGGACCCGGGGAGACGGGCCCTAACAGCCCGGCCCTGTCCCTGGATTATAAACTGGACGGCGGGGCCTACGACGGTTTCGAGTCCTGGGTACTGGATTTTCTCACGGGCCGGTATGTCAAGGCTAAAGTGACTGTGGATAATACCTCAGGGGCTATGCGGTTGACTGATTTTCAGCCGGTCATGGATCAGGAGTTATAGATATGGCGAGCCTGGTGGAATTGCTGATGCGCCTGGAACGGCGGCTCATCGCCGTGGAAAACGCCTTGGGGATCACCGCCGGCAAAGATACCCTGATGCACCCTAAATCCCTGACCCAGGCCCAATCCCAGGCCAGTAAGCCCAAGGAGACAAAATGACCGTCGGCACTTTTGTTCAGCCGGATTTTGAGGCCCAAAGCGGAACGGCATATAAGACCAACCTTGATAATGCCGCGGCGGTACACCATCGCTTATCCGGGTCGTATGCCCCCCATGAGCAGGATACCCCGGACATGACGGTGCGGGTGGACGCTGGCGCTTTGTGGGTGTCCGGCGCCCTGGTGGAAAGTGCCGCACAGGACAGCGCCATCATCACCGCCCCCGCGGTTGACCCCCGTATTGACCGGATCGTCATCGACTCTGAGACTGGGGTGGTCTCGGTGATCACCGGCGTGGAGGATGACCCGCCGGCGGCCCCGGCCATCACCGCCGGAAAACTGCCGGTCTGCCAGGTCCTCTTGGCCGCCTCCACTACGGAAATCACCAATGATCTGATCACCGATGAACGAGTGGCCGCAATCAGCAGCAGCTCATCCTTGGAATTGGCTTCTGATTCTGAAGCAAAGGCCTGGGTAGTTGACACAAAAGCCGTGTCTCCCAGTCAACTGCGGTATGCAGTGCCGGCGGGGGTCATCATGGGATATGGGGGGTCATCCGCCCCTACCGGGTACCTAATGTGCGACGGCTCCCTGGTGAGCAGAACCACATATGCCGACTTATTTGCGGTGATTGGGACTACATTTGGCGCTGGCGATGGTTCTACCACGTTCAAACTGCCGGATATGCAGCAACGGGTCCCCATGGGCAAGGCGGCGAGCGGGACCGGGCATACCCTGGGGGAAACCGGCGGGACGATAGATCATACTCACTTACTGGCATTGTCATCCGGCTCAGGGAATAACGGCATGTATGTGGCGGCGCTTGAAGGCGAACTGCCGGTTAAACAAAAAGCCTCCTGGGTGTTTGACCAGGTATTCCGCTACACCGATGCTGACAACCAAAAATACCTAGTGCTTAATTTTATCATCAGGCATTAAAGGAGTAATTCATGGCATACCCCACCACGTTAACCAATGCCCAAGACGATTCAGTCCCGGGGGCTGGGGACGGCACTCTCTATGTTGCCGCCCACCTGAACAACCTGGAAGCCAAGGTCGGCGTCGATGGTTCCGCGGTGGTGACCTCCATAGATTACCTGCTGAAAAATGTGGCTTCGGTTGACCCTGGCCATAAGCATGACCACGGTGGGTTGCAGGGGTTGGAGGACGACGATCATACGCAATATATCAATCACGCCCTGGCCACGGCAGCCAGTGACTTCCTGGTGGCCTCGGGGCCTGGCGCCTACGTCAAGAAAACCCTGGCGGAAACCAAAGCGATTCTCGAACTCCCGGCTTCCCCCTATGTGATCGGGGACCTGCTCTACGCTTCTGCGGTTAACACCTTGAGCAAGTTGCCAGCAGTAGCCGTTGGCCAGGTCCTGGTGTCTGGGGGTGCTGGGGCGGCTTTTGCCTGGAGCGGAGCACCGACCTTAAGCACCAGCCTGACAGTCCCCACCATCATCGCCCCAGCCGCAAGTCTCGTTCTCAAGCCCACCACCGACGGCCTGACTGCCA